CCGTCACAACGATTGGGGCAACGTAGTCGGTTGGCGTATTCGTTCAACCAGGAATCCCAGTTCTGCACCGAAAGGTGAGAACGATACAATTCCCAACGTGGGAAGCCAGACCTACCAGTCAGTCTATTCCCTACCAAGGCAAGTACTGACTTCGGTTGGGTCGACAGAACTCGCTCAGTGGATTTCCTCGAAAGAAGGTGGTATCGGGGATGCAATGGCGAAGGAACTCCAGTTCGGCGAAATCGACCATATCAAAGAGGTTCAGCAGGAGATGCTCCTCAGTGCGGTTGATATTGTAGCCACAGCTGGATTAACTGGCGTCGGTGCTCTCGCGACACCCACCCAATGGAGAATTGGAGACCAGTTCTGGACGAATTCTAACTCGGTAGAGGGTTGTTTAATTACAGCTATCAATAACACTACCGGTGTGATAAGCTTTACCCAACCTGATGGCGGTGTTGCCGCTGCTCTTGTTGATGGAGAAGCTGTCACGGTAAAAAGCAGACAGGGTCTTACCTCACTCGATGATATTATCGAAGAGGACGGAAGGACCGTTGCTGGCGCCACTAATCAGAACGTTGATGTTTACAACCAGACAACCAGGACAGCTCTGGCTTGGAATGCAGGTAACGTTTTTGACAATGATGGAGTCGGTCGCGATTTCGATACCGACATAGTAGATGAAGCAATCGAGAGGACAAGACTTTACGGTGGCGAACCTGACCTAATTCTGCTCGGTACGGACCAACAGAGACACTTCAAACAGTCACTTCAGGCTCAGAGACGCTATATGGAAACAGGTGACTTTGTTGTGAAGAGGGGTGGCGAGAGTAACCTACCCGGTAGCGTGCAGGGTTCCAGATTAGCACGTACGACGGCGTTGCGGTATTTGCCGACGTTGACACTCCGAAGACAGTTGATGCTGCCAATGCCGCTATGGGCACGAACATTTATGTTCTTGATACCAGGTGGATTGAGATTGGTGTTGCGTTCACAACCGAATATTTCGAGCAGCGTGACCCGATTATCGTTGGCCGGCTGGCAATCTTCGGTCTGTTCCGAACCACGATGGAACTGAAGTGTTACGACTTCAGGAAACAGAGCAAAATTGTTGACCTGAATTAAGGTTAGCAGAAAATAAGGTAACAGGTGGGAAGAAGGCAAATGTCTGAACCACGTTTTCTTGCAAGAGAACGAACTGGAGGTACTTGTAAGGTATGCGATACGAAAAGTCATGTACACTCTTTTCAGATTTATAAAGGTTTAGAGTGTGTACATAATTACATTTCTCTTTGTAGAAAATGTCGTCACATACCTTTGAGTGGAATTCTTACACAGGATGAACTTTCCAACCTTCAGCTTTTGCGAGATGTTCTAGGAGAAATGAGATGAAAACACCTTCGGTAGGTTTTTCACCAAGTGGAAATAAAATCCTCCAACATTGTGCTAGAGGAGAGAACCTTCGAACAGCTCTTCTCAGAGAGGGTCTTATCGGGTCGATTTTCGGTTCGACATACTTCGTTGACCCGGCAAATGGCAATGACAATAACTCAGGTGAGTGGCCCACTGCTGCTAAAAAGACCCTACAGGCGGCTGTAGACCTGTGCGTTGACTGGAAGGGAGACGTTATCTTCCGCGCCAGGGGAACAGAAACAGTTACCACACCTGTTTTGTTTAATAAGAAAGGAATCGCAGTTATCGCTGATGCATTGGGTCATTATGAAGCGTTGGGTGAATACCACACTACTTACGGTTCCCACACTGATGACCCTGCAGCCATTATCTCTGAGCCTTGTACTCTTATGGGTCTAGGTTTCTGTGGTTCCCAGGCAGCGGGTGCATCTCTGGAAATTGATTGCGGTGGTGCAGGAGGTTCAGCCGGTGGTTGGTCTCTTATCAGTGGTTGTCGCTTTGTCCATTGGGGAATTGCCAAGGCATACGCCATTTTGGCTAAGGGTGGAGCTGATAACCAGATTGAAGATTGTGAATTTGATGGCTTGTGGACAGGTTATACTACAGCTGCAATAAGCTTCGTAGATAGTGGAGCTCAGGGTTGCTGGAATTACGGCCTGGAACGCAATCGCTTCTATAATATCGGTAGTGGAAAATATTGCATCGAGGTTCAATCCGGGAGCCATCTCCGACAGGTGTTGATTAAGGATAATCGCAACATCGGTCCTGCAGCGCCAGCTAAGTTCTTCAACCATAACGCTCAAGCTGGCGATGGTCAGATTGTTGGTAACTATACCGGGAGCGCAACTGATGCAGCCTCTTTTGATGAGACAGTCGCTACACTTCAGGGTGATGGTTATAGCATCTCTGATAATCACTACGAAGAATAAGTGAATCAGATTAACAATTGAATAACCGAGTATAAATCCTTTCGCGGTATGCCAAAGCTCGGTGGCTATGTGAGAGGAACTGAAATGGCCGATTGTGTTACAGTTCCTCTCCGTAATGCAATCGGTCAATTTTATTAAGGAGAAATACAATGGGAAAGAAAAAAGTAAAAGAAATGATACCTTACGGAGCAATGAGTGAAGTCGACTTGAACGTTGCCGAACCCGTTGCCGAACCCGTTGCCGAAGACGAACCCGTTGCCGAAGACGAACCCAAACCTGAAGAATAAGCGAGGTGAAATATGGCTGGTACATTAGTAGAACCCACAAGGGGTAAGATTACTGTTCTCAGTATCGCTGGACAGAAAGCAGTTAAACGATTTAACACTGG